TTAGGAGCCACATCTTTTACTACTTCCTTGACCTCTTCAACAACTGCTTGAACGAAGAGAGATTTCAACTCCTGAAGAGTCCCTTCTATCTTCACCATTGCAATCACAGGTCCTGTGCTTGCGTTAGGATTTCATTCATACGAGCGACTGTAACAGATACAGGTTGAGCAATCACCATGACATCTAATTCAAGAGTCTTGGAAGGGTATTCAGCCCATCCATCTGCTGCGATTCCAATAAGCAAATCACTGACAACAGTGAAGCCTTCAGGATGCAGGTCAGGAGTCCCATAATCTTCAATCAAGAAGTTGTAGGTTGGATTGGTTGCGGCTAACTGTGGAGCGAGGATTTGCATAGTCTCATGGACGGCAATAACATCGGGGCTACTGATACCAACATCAGAGGCGTTCTCGTATGCCCTTGTGGTAGCGTACAACTTCAATGAAGCCCTTGCAGCATTAGTACCACTTGCATTGATTCCTTGACCTACGGGAACCCATACACCTGTGTTGGTTTCTAAGCCATCAGGGTCACGAACTTGAAACCGTACTTCCTTGACTGATAGTCCCTTTTTCTCAACTGTATTCACATAGTCGCTCAAGTCTATTCGACCATACAATGTTGTTCTGTTTCCTGAGCCGTCGAATGTGAATTGCATTCTATCACGGAGGATTAAATCGCTGCTACCTTTAGCCATAGGATTCTATTGTATGTTCAACTATCTATAATCGGGTCTTGAATCTGTTAAGGTATAACTACCTGTAGAGATAATTTGGTGCATATGTTGCACAAGATGGACATACACGATTGCCTGATATTCTTAGAAAAACAGGGACTAACAGAAGCCGATATACAAGAGAGAATGGGACTCCACAGAACCACAATAAGTAGGTGGTGGAAAACCAACAATCCTTCGCCGAAATTACTCGCTAAAATGAGGAAATGGTGCGGGGAATTTATCCCAATTGAAGACCACTTCTATGGGAAAAAACCGCCTAAGATTATCTTTGAAGAAGCACTCTGTAATTGCTACTACACATTGAAACCATTGATGGATGCAAAGGCAATGAATGACGAGTACAGGTATTGGCACAAGTATCGGGTTGGAGCCTATCATAGGTGCATGGCAGCGCCTCATTTCTACGATAGAGGCATTCAACCTGCTCGCTCAAGGGGAACAGCCAACGCACTACGCACAATGAGCGGAGAGAAGGTCCCAAGCATAGAGAACATCTATCGGATTATTGCCGACTATCACCCCGATAGACGAATCCGTGAATACTTCACGAAATTGATTAGTAATCACTCGGCTCAAGCATGAGTAGCGAAGGGCGATTGGCTCATCTGTGATGCCTTAGCAACATAGTCGGCTCTCACTACTTCTCTGAAGCCAATACGAACCTTCCCAAGTACAGGATGTTCAACATATCGTGTCTGCAATTTTGGAGCATGAATCAAGTGTGTATCGTTTTCCATTTGTCGCTCTAATGTTTGGCCTTTCCACCCTTGTGTTGTCCTCGGGAATGGTCCAATCATACCTGATGCGGTTGGGACTCCTTCTTGGTTGAATTTCTTGGCAATATCGTTAGGTTTTGAACCCCATCGGCCTTCGGTATTTGCCTTGAAATATGCCAACACAGCCAACTCGTCAAGGTTAGGATGAATGAATCCATCCTCGTCCTTATTCCATCCGTAGACCTTGCCTGTTACAGCCTTGCCAACACTGTGATTGAACTTCTGCTTCCTGATGACTCTCTCGGCAGTCTTCATGCACTCTGCTTGTGCTTTACCCATCTCATTCCAAAAGGCACTGAAACCTGCGGAAGTGGTCAAATCAATTGGTAATGCACCGCCGATAACGGTGCAAATCTTGACTCCCATGTTGGTCAAGTATTCTGCTTCCATGACGCCTGTAACTCCGTGTCTCCAACATCGGTCAAGGTCAAGAATTACTACCTTGTCAATCAATTCAGCATGGATGTCTTCCCACAGTTCTTTACCTGCGGGACGGTCTTGGATTCGGTAGAACTTCGGCTTGTTCGCTGATGCTCCATGTTCGACATATCGCTTTGCATTTGTCAAATCCAAACCGTAGATTTTCGCTAAGGTGTGAAGTTCTTCTTCTTGCTGTTCGATGGTTTGCTTCTTAGTTGATACTCGTAGGTAGATTCCGACTCTGCTCATGTCTTCAATATCGTAATCCTTGCCTATTAACGGGCTTGGAGCGATGTTATTTCGGTCGGATGATATGTGGCTCAGTGCGCTGCTCATATCTCAGGCGGTACTCTCTGCTCTTATCAAGCCTTTCGGTCAGAGCATCAATTTGAGGATATTAGCAGTACAACGGTATGAAATCAGACCCCGTTTGAGCAGAGCAATTGACGCATCCAACTGTTATGTTTGACCTTGAGGTGTTGGGTTTCATCACAGCATCATGGTATTCCCATTGTCATGATACTTGTTTGGAGGATATGCAGGTCGTAATGGACCTGTGAATATACCACTCACATCGAAGATATTTACCCACTGTGGAATTGAATTACCGAAGTCACCGAAGGCGGCATCGAATGCAACCATCTCGGATGAATCCATGTAGTCTTGACGATACTGTGCTTCGGACTTCATGACCTCTGCTACTCCATATCCTGAATGACCGTAATAGATGAGCGTAGAAGGACCGTCAAGCATCAATTCAGGCCGAGTACCGCCGTAAGTCCATGTAGGCCAATTATAGCCCGCATTCTGCAAAGGATTGACATTAACAGCAGTCTCAGTTAGTAGCCTACATTGAGCCTCTACCATTTCCTTGTAGACACCCATACAATGCTCTAATCCACTGACTTTCTTATCTTTGGTTTTGATGTAGATAGACATCTTGATTGGGACTTCATTATTCGGGGGAGAACTTAGATTGAAAACAATGCATGACAAGTAGATATGGTCACTGTACCAATTGAAGGATGGAATACCTGCAATTGACTGATTGGGGAACTCGGTTTCGTGGGGTGATGTCGTTGAGAAATCGTACGCACCTCCGATGTAATATCCAAGTGCCTTGAAGAGGACTGTATCATCTCCCGCCATCGGTCCACTATTGAAGAGTAAATCGTTACGGCTTCCCCAATCCTCATCGGTAACTTGAATCGGATATGGACTAAGATAGAATTGGTATCCTGTAGGTCCATTACCTTCACCTTCAGGCGAATTCAATGTCCACATTACGCCCATATCATTGAACCAATCAATCGCTTCAATGGTATGTCTATAACCTTCCTTCAGGTTGATTCGCTTGTTGAGAATTCCGTAACCTTCATCGCTGATTGTGACTGTGCCTTGAAGGGTTTCTCTAATCTCATTCAGACTCATTTCTTTCGTCCTCGCTTGTATGCTTTGGACATTCGCTTGAGGTCCAACTTTCCTTTGTTAGGTCCACTCTTAAATTTAATTTGATTCTTCTTCGTAGCCATGAATTTCTGCCAAGCAGATTTAGTGCGTTTGACAGTCTTCTTAACCAACTTAGGAGCCACATCTTTTACTACTTCCTTGACCTCTTCAACAACTGCTTGAACGAAGAGAGATTTCAACTCCTGAAGAGTCCCTTCT